CCTACTATAACTAAATCTGATGATGAAGTTATGGACAGTGGAAGAGATAATGCTGACATGGCAAAATCTTTCTCTCGTTACACATTGCTGTTCCAACAGTCACTAAATATTATTATACCATGTAACATCAACTTACGAGTTGGTCAGGTGATTAAAATTGTTTTCCCTCAAGTCGGTCCTGAGGAATCAGGTGGACGAGGAACAAAACAAGGTGATAAACAACTTAGTGGTTTTTATCTCATCAGAGCTTTAAGACACCACTTTGAAATAAATGAGGGTACAAACATTACCTCTCTGAATCTCATACGAGATTCATATGGAATACAATAGGAGAAACTATGGAATCAATAGAAAAACACATTGAAAAAGATCAAAAGATCGTTAGCGATCCATTAGCAAGCCCTGCAGCACGCAGACACGCTAAAGTGGAACTAGAGGAATTAGAAACATACGCAGAACATCACAAAGATGAAATTAAAGCGGGAGATCATCATGACCCTAACGCTTTAGAACTATTTTGTGATATGCACCCTGACGAACCAGAATGCTTGGTTTATGACGACTAATGCTAGACAGTGCCCTTTTAAAGACCAACTTTGTTGGACGAGACGGATTCGTATGGTGGATTGGTAGAGTAGCTGACCCAGAGGTTTGGCGAAATGAATCCACCGATACAGATGCTGGGTGGGCATTTAGATGCAAAGTTAGAATAATAGGATACCATCCCTTTGATGAACAGGTCATGCCAGAGGTAGATTTGCCTTGGGCTCATGTTCTGGTGGATGCAACTTCTGGATCTGGACAGGGTTGCTTTGGTGAAAGTTCACGAATGGTTGGAGGAGAAACTGTTTTTGGTTTCTTTATGGATGGCGAAGAAGCACAACAACCAGTGGTATTTGGTGCCTTAGCGAGAACTATCAGTGAAGAAGGTCCTGAAAATGCTGACATGTCAGCAACAGTAGGAGCAGAAAGATCTGCATTTGGAGTTGCCTCTGGTCGAATTGGTGGTCTAACCACCATGCCTAATAGTAAAAATAAAACAGGCGGAACACCGACTGACAATGCTGACAACAAGCATGGAGAGGAATCAGGAGGAGAAATAAAAGATGGTAAAGAAGGAGTAAGTAAATCCAGAAAGTCAGATCAAGTATTTTCTGATACTCAGTTAGGACCACACACCGCAGAGAATGGATGTAAAGATGATGCGTTAGGAGATATAGCACATGCACTAGGTAGTTTCTTAACTACAGTTAACTCCTTAACTGAGTTTGCTGGAGTTTATATTGATGCTGCACAAAACTTGATAGGAGATGTACAGAGATTACTTGGTAAAGTCTCTAGACTAATTAGTGCTGCAATCAAAAAAATTATCAATAAAATAAGAGATAAGGTAATAAAACTTTTATCCAAACTATTCAAAAATCTTCAAGCATTAATAGTTCCAGAACCACAAAAGCCTATGATATCTAAGGCTTTACAGAAGATCATAGATATTATTTTCTGTTTGTTCAACACAAGTTGGGGTGATTTGTTCAATAAGATAAAGGACATGCTAAAGGATATGATTGGGAAGGCAATCAACCCTACAGTTTGTGCCATAGAACAAATGGTTGGTAATCTTTTGGCAGACATATATGATAAGATCGGTGCTGTTCTTAAACCAGTTATGGATGGATTATCTTGGTTGAGTGCATCACTAGGTAAGGTTCTTAATATATTTGGAAAGATCAGTAGTTATATTGACATGATACTATCATTCCTATCTTGTACTGGATTATCTTGTAAAGAGTATGAGGATTGGTCACAGGGTTGGGGACTATCTACAAAACCAGCTGGTGACATGGCGAGTGTATTAGATAATGTTGAGGCCTTCAAGAAGATGGAAGAGTTTGCTGATGGTGCCTCATATACAGGTGGTGGAGTTTATGATGCTAGAACAAGATTCTCTCTTCTCAGTATGTTAGGAGGAGAATACGCAGACTTCTTTGATTGTAATGAGAAAACAAGAAATCCAAAGACTCAAGATGACTTAGGTAATGGAGTGCCGCCAGGCTTCACATGGAGTGAGTGTATTCCTCCGAAGGTAGAAGTTCATGGAGATGGAACTAAAACTGCTGCACTGATACCTATTGTTTCATCTGTGGACGGAAGTATATTAACACTAGAGATCATAGAGCCAGGCAGAAATTATTCAGTTGCACCTCAAGTTACCATCGTTGACAAGACTCGTAATGGTGGTGGTGCAATAGCAGAAGCAATTATAGATGCTAATGGATCTATTGTTGATATTTACATGATTGCAACTGGTGAGGGGTATTGCCCTGCAACCAATGTGGTTCCTCCAAAGTATCCTGTAACAGAATCTCCAGACGAAGAGGCACCTTATATCACTTTCACTACCCCAGCTGATGATGCAGTTGGAGTTCAAACTTCTGTATCATTATCAATTACTTTCAGTGAACCAATACTAAAAGGTAATGGTGATGTTACTATTACAGAATCACTTACCAATGTTGTTCAAGAAAGGATTCCTGTAAGAGATTCTAGAATATCATTCTTATCTGATAGAATTATCAGAGTTGATCCAGAAAGTAACCTAAGTGCAAATACAGAGTATTATATTACTATGTCTGAAGGATCTTTCTTAGATAAAGAAAGTAATCAGTTTGCTGGTATAGCGAGAACTGATACTTACAACTTTACCACTAGAGGTGTTTCTGGAATAGGAAGTGAAGCGGTTGGTATTGTTACCAGTTTAGTTCCATACAGGCCTGGCATAGGGTATCAGCCAGGAGATAATGGACAAGTTGGTGCGTGTACATTTGATTTGGTTCTTACTCCAGCTGGATCTATCGCTGGAATTAATAATATAAATTGTCAGGACAAACACAAGAGTGTTCCATCAGTCACGATAAATACCAGAACTGGACTAGGTGCAGAGTTAATTCCAATCATATCATATAGTCCTGACTTTGTTTCTGACAGTGGAGCTGCACCAAGTATTGATGGTGGAGTTGCTGGTGGTAGAAGTGGAATATCTGCTCCTATGGGTGCGATGTCAGGCGGAAATCTTTATGTCAAGGTTATCGATTGTGTTTACAGTTTAGATAAGACACAAGTTGGTTGGGTGAATGGAAATGCCTATTATGGTGAGTTCCATGTTCATAATGATGTGAAGATGGTTGGAGCCGTACACTTGACTTCGCCACACCCTGTGATATACAATACAAGAGAAGAAAGTTTGGGTCAAGCTGCTCCAGTAAATTATACACCAAATACGAATCCAACATATACCACTCCAACTACATCACAAACCAATGTTTCCAGTACCACAACCCAGTCTACGACAAGTAATACTACTCCAACTCAGCAAACTCAACCTCAACAAACACCTCAACAAACTGACACTCCTGATACTAATAACAATACTGGTAATAGTGGGTCTAGCGGATCAGGTGGGGGCGGATACGGAGGATACTAATGGCTGAATTAGATAAGCAGAATAGTAAAACAAAAGAATATTATGGAAACTTTCCAGGCTTTAGGGTTGCTTCTGGAATCAAAATTCCTGATGGAGACTTAAAAGGTAAGTATATTGATTACTCAGTAATGACAGATGAGGGTCAGGGTAACGCATTTTATAAACACGGATTACATAAGTTAGTAGTGCAAGATTGTTCTTATGAAACTGTAGGACTTAGAACGAAAGAGGGAAGTTATGCAAAGATAATTGCTGCCAAGTATGGACACGTCATGATAGATGCACAGGATGGTGATATAATATTCAAGGCAAGGAATATCAGATTACAGGCCTCAGAAGAAGTTACTATTGGTGCTGACAATCAATGTTATATAAGATCACCACTTTTTAATATAGCATCAAACACAACTAATATTTTGGGAGTGGGTAAGTTAAGTTTGGGTGGTAACTACATTGATCTCAATGGTGGTGTAGAAGTTTCAATGGGAACTCAATCTGATTCTAAACAGGGTGGTTTCTTAGGAATGATACTCTCATTTGCTGAAAGATTTAAGGACTTCTTATAATGGCAGTAACCTGTTCTATACAAATGATTGGAGACAAGGCAGTAATTGGAGCCTTGGATACGTCTTTCTTGCCTGGAGTACCAAAAGTTTTCCCAGGCACTCTAGTATCTAATGGTCCCAATTATTTTGGACTAGTCCCCAACATTGGAATACCACAGGCTGCGGTCATGATTGGCCCTCCTATGAATATTCCAGCACCAACTTCTCTACAAGTTGATGGAATTACTATTTTTAGAACAGGCATAACTAACTTCTTCACACTGAACAATTACTTTGCTTTATGCACTAAGTTTGCTCCTACAATTAGGAACTCCACGAGTATAACAAATGGTAATAGTACAAATAATGGACTTACTGTTTGTAATGGTTTAGTCACGATCAACGCAAGTTTAAGCGTCGCTGCTGGTGTAACCATAGGTGGTGCAATGGTTGTTGGAGGAATGATAAGAACTCCAAACATAACTGCAGCCTTTGGTAAGTTTGGTAGTGTTGCTGCACCATTCAAGTTCTTTGATATACCACATCCAAGTAAAGAGTTCCCACATAGGTTGAGATACTCTTGTCTGGAAGGTCCAGAGATAGGTGTGTATGTAAGAGGAGAGTTACAAGGAACTAATGAGATAGAACTTCCTGACTACTGGAAAGATCTTGTAGATGATAGAACTATTACAGTTCATTTAACACCTATTGGATCTCATCAAAATTTATGTTATGCTATTGCTAGAATGAAAGATAAAACAAGTATATTAGTCAATCCACATGGTTTCAATTCACATACAATACGTTGCAGTTATATAGTACATGCTGAACGTAAAGATGTGAAGAAACTGGTGCCAGAATACGAAGGAGCTAGAGAATGACTGTTGATCCAAAATTAATTGCTAAGAGACTACGAGATGCTAGGAAACAAGTAACAGATGAGACAGTGGTTCTTAATGAACAACTGGCTCTAACTGACGTAATTATTGATGAGTATGACGATCTAATTATTAAATTAGATACTAAGGTTCAACCTTATTTCCCACCCATCAATCGAAAGATCAAAGCGGTTCAAGACGCATATCTTGATAGAGTGTCTCATGGTTGCAGAAGTGACTTAACATGGACTCTGAAAGAAGAGAAACAGATGAATCTTTACAATAATCCTAATCAAGAAGTAAAGGTATATGAGGTTACAAAAGATCCAAGCACATTTAGATTCTTAGGATATTATGGAGCAAAGTATTATAAGTTTCCAAAGAACAGAGAGTATGGATCTAACGTAGTAGAAACTATTGATAATGCTGATGCAAATATAGGTAGTAAGATTTTGCCTATATTTGATGCTGATGCAGAATACTTAACTGGATTTACCACAGGTAGAGCTTCTGGTATCAAGACAGGAGATTTTATAACAGACTCATTATCGTATCCTTACATATTTCAAGCAGGAGCTGGAACATCTATAACTGGTTTTGGACTTACTGACTATGCCAAATACAATTATGCGGTGAGTGGATTCTGTACATCAGGTGATAATAAAATATATGGAGATCAGAGAATAGGATTTGTAACTGATTTCAATATTGGGGATGAAGTTTATGGTGCTGCAGATAGAACTGGTAATGGAATCATCGCTGCTGGAACCACTATCATAGGGTTTGGAACTGCCGTTGGTATCGTAACATTTGTAAATGACGCTGGTATTACTACAGGTGTAGAAGTAACTCTAGACTTTGCGACTCTAAGTAATCCAGTTACTAACACAATTAGTAAAGACATAGGAACATCATTCTATGTTGGAGTTGTATCATCATATTATTACGCAGACCTAAGTGCTGCTCCCAATGCCACAGGTATTAGTAGTTCCTTCATCATTATTAGGCCTGGCGATCTATCAGACGTAGAGTTTGAATCCACTAAAAATCCCATAGACCCAGTACAAATAGGTATAGCAAGAGGTGGTGAGGTAGGAAAAGGACATAGATTGGAATTGGTTAATAATGGAGATCCAGATATTGTTGCACAGTGGAGAGAGATTATTGAAGATCCAGAACCAGCAGTAGGTGCTGGTAGAGTAGAATATTATGTTGGAACAACTTCATGGCCTACCATATCAAGAAGAGATGCCGATGGGGATGTAGTTACTACACATGCAAGTTTAGGACAGAGAGTTATTGTGGGTGTGGGTGCAACTATTGGTGCTGGTGTGGGATACACAGGAACTCCTCCATCTGGTGCAATTCCAGGCGATTGTAATACTTATGACGATGCTATTAGTCAGGCTGAGGATGAAATGTACAACATAATACAGGAAAGTAGACCAATTATTTTACACTATATAAGAGGAGCAGACTCACTGCGAGACCTACGAAATGATGATGAAACAAAAGCATGGGGATACTTACAAGCAATAGGGTTCAACAATGCTAAAGCTAAGAGACAATTATCACAGGCAGAAACCATAGAAGATTTTGATTGGCCAGGCGTGGGTGTTGACACTCAATAAACAATAAAGTAAAATAATAGTATGATACATTATCCATATTGGTCTTGTTATGATGGACTAGGCCAGAAATATTGTGATTGCAGCCATGAGAAATATGCAATCAGAACTTTAGAGTTACATGAGGGTGAGGGATTTACTTATAAACGTATAGATGCTCCTAAACCATTACCACCATATATTGTTGACGTTACAGCAGAATATGAGGGTGAACTACCTGGCCAACAGGGATTACCGAAAGCAACAGAAAGACTACATGAGGATATCAGACAGAAAAGACAACAATTAGAAGAGAGTAAACTCGCAGAAGCAGATATAGATGGCGAGTATCAAGACTGGCTTTACTAACTATGATTCATTATATTGATTGCCAAAAAGAATTTTTAGATTGGGCGAAATATGACCTCACTAAAGAGGAGGTATATGTCGTAGATTTTATGTTCCCGCCTTGGTTTATTCATCAAGTACATGACATGGTGATGACAGGGTACAACTGGTTTTGGGGACATACCAGTGGATATGCCGAAGATGGTAGAGATGTCGGTGCAGATCCAACATGGACAGAAGCACCAGCTTTAAAACAACAGATATTTCCTCCAGACAGAAATGATATTGCACAGGATAGTTGCTTTAAAATGATATACAGTGCAATTATGCACACACTTCCATTTGAAGTAGAACTTGGGGAGATAATGATAAACGGCCAACAGTGGATACATAATACAACACCACATCAAGATTGTGTGTGTGACAACGGAATTAGTTTCTGTTATTATGTCAACCAATTCTGGGACCCAGCATGGGGTGGACAACTGATGGTCAAATTAAATGGTGAGTGGAAAGGAATAGACCCTGCCCCAGGCAGAGTTATATTCTTTAAAGGTAACTTATGGCATCATGGTATGCCACCAAATGAAAAGTATCGTGGACTAAGATCTAGTCTAGTATATAAGACAATGAGAAAAGTGCCTCTACCTTCAAAATGAAAAAAGAACTCTTTGGTATACCTATCTTTGAAGATACGGTTGAACTTGATAAATTTAATGACATTCCCTCTGCTCCACTAGAACCAACTTGGGATTCTGGTGTTTCATCTAGTTTTGGAACTCAGAAACCAGAAGAGGTTCCAACAACAGTATGGAAATACTTATCAGAGGTTGTTGAGAGAAACCTGTATCCAGCTCAATTGATGGGAAAGGATGCTAGGTTTGGACATATATGGAAAAATGTTTATCAAAAACATGACTATCAAGATGCACATATACATCCTCATAGTCAGTGGAGTTTCGTAATTTATGTTGATGTGACATCAAGAACAGCGTTCTTTAATCCTTCAATTCATAACATACAGAACCATTTTGGTTGCACAATTCCACAATTTCCGTTAGACTATAAGCCCGAACTTGGGCCAGGGAGTATAATTATATTCCCATCATTCCTCATGCACATGGTAAACTCTGGCAATGAGGGAACTACAATATCTGGAAACATTTACATGGAGTACTCGTGACAGACACAAAGAAAAACAGAATGACAAAAGAGGAGTACCTCAAAAAATGCGAGGAAGTAGAAGATACTGCCTATGCAGAAAAGGGACATCCACAGTCATATGGAAACAATCTTTTACTTCAAAACATTGATGCTTTTGGTGCTGAGATTGCTAAACTATCCACTGCCGTAAGATCATTGGAGAGATCGGCTAATGATGCTGAACTCAGGATTATTGGTCTTGAACAAGAAATTGAAATTTTATCACAGGAGGTTGAAAATGGTAAAGCGCACACACACGATTGAGAAAAAGAATCCTCAACATAATCAGACATGGGAATGGGAAGAAACACCAGAGTTAGCGGCATATATTGCCAAACAAACTGGTAACAAAGTGCTAAAAGATGGTCCTAAAGTACCCAAATCTTAAAGATCACATATTTGAATATGATTTGCTATCTGATCAAGAATGTGATGAGATAGTATCCCATTTAGATTCTCGTGAATGGGGTGAATTCATGTGGTATCAGAATCAGGAACAAGTTGATCTTGATGAAGATTCAAAGATGAAGTCAACCTTATATTGCCCAGAGGCAACAGACATAATACAACCACATATAAATGATGAGTTGCATCATGCCTTCCATGAAAAATATAATTATTATAGTGTTGGATCTGGGGGTGGTGGTTCATTCTGGGAAGCTAGCTCAGGTATAAAATTCAATAAGTATGCTGTTGGCGATTATCTTAGTCCTCACTACGATCATATCCGAGACTTTTTTGAAGGACAATTTAGAGGGATACCAGTTACCAGTGTGGTGGGAGTTTTAAATGATGATTTTGAAGGCGGTGATTTTGTATTTTGGGAAGAACACACTGTTAATATAAAGAAGGGAGGTGCATTAGTATTTCCAGCACTGTATCTGTTTCCACATGAAGTAACGCCAGTAACAAAAGGGATCAGATATTCTTGGATACAGTGGATTGTATAGTCCTGATGTATGACTCAAAAAGACATGTAGGTGGTGTGATCGACATTCTGGACAGGGGTTCGACTCCCCTCATCTCCATAAGCTAGGGGATGCCATGGCTTTCGACAGGGTATACGGAGCATGACTGAAAACCTGCTCGGAGAGCAAACCACAGATGCAAAATCATCTGACACTGCTGCGAACAACATCGTAGCGTTCTCTCGTATTCTTACGAGAGAATTTGCCCGCACTAGCGAACTCGCTACTGCCTAAGGGGCAATCGGGGATTGGTCACTCCTTGTTAACCAAGTGACCGTAGGGGGCTTTGCCCCCTTTCATATATAAAATAAAACTTTATGCGTTTACAATTTTGGTATTCTAAGGGTGTAAAGCAGTGGCATTGGACACTACACACTCGACATTACGCCCCCAAAGGGGAAAATTATTATCACACTTCTGGATCAGGAACTGATGTAAGAGAGGTCATGGATAGGGTTGCAACAGAAGTTGAACATTTAGTATCAGAAAGAAATAAAAATGTTTGAATTAAGTGAATCATTAGAAGTTATTGCTATCACTGATGTAGGTCCTGAGAAAAGGAATTGCATGTTGATAGACAATTTTTATAAAAATCCTGATGAGGTCAGGAAACTAGCACTAAAACTACCAAAGAGAGAAGATATAAACCTAGTGAACCATCACTCAGGAACAAGATCCGTATATGAGACACAAGAATTAAGGAAAAATGTACAGAATTTGTTTAGAGAGTTATGTTTTGACGATAAATTTTGGGGTAGAAAAACAGATCAGGATTTTATTGAAAAGAATATGGCAATCATGCCTTTCTTGGTAGACTGGATAAATCAGGAGACAGTTACTAAACAACCATTACAACTGTTACCATTTCAGGCCTACTATCCAGAAAACCCAAGTCCATTTCAATTTACTGTAGAAATTTTTCTCAACCAAAATATGACTGCTCAAGGTGGCACTGATATTTGGGCATTTGCTGGTAAGACTACAGTTGATGAAGATATGAAAAATATGTACGCCGATGCTGATGCCTTTTCACTCAGAAAAGATGTATATGAATCAGTATTAGCTTGGAAACAAATGATGATGTTTGGAATGGAATACAACAGAGCAATTATCATACCAGCAGATATATTGAAAGCACCATTCGTCACGTCGGGCATGTATATAGAGGAAGATAGACTCGCCCAACACATATTCTTGTAGATACTTATTTGTATCTGTCTAAATAGGTTAGAAGAAATTTATAGTAAGAAGGTAAAATGCCTCTATCAAGATTAGAAAACTTTCTGAAGAACGCAGAGGGAAATATACTATATGTTAATCCCAGTGACTTCGATGCTACTGACAGCATAGAAAATAGAGGTAATTCTCAAACAAGACCCTTTAAAACCATTCAGAGGGCACTGATTGAGGCTGCAAGGTTCTCATATCAAACTGGTAAGAACAACGATAAGATAGACAGAACTACCATTCTGGCATATCCTGGCGTACACTACATTGACAACAGGCCTGGATTTACTGTCACAAATAATGGTGGTAACGCAGAATTTAAACAAAGAAAGAACGCTGGATATGAAGTAACATCATTGACTCAGTTTACAACAGAGAGTAACTTTGATGTATTAGACCCTAACAACGAATTATACAAGTATAATAGTACCGAAGGTGGTGCTATCATGCCTCGTGGTACATCTATTATTGGTTTGGATCTTCGTAAAACCAAACTAAGACCACTCTTTGTTCCAGATCCACAAAATGAGGAGATGCAATATGCTGGTATTCTTAGGGTTACTGGTACTTGTTACTTCACCGCTTTCACTATATTTGATGCAGACATCACCAAAACTGCATACTATGACTACGACAGCAATACAAAGACTCCTTCATACTCTCACCATAAGTTAGGAACATTCACTTATGCTGATGGTATCAACAACGTACTGATTGATGGTACAGATACTGGATTGACTGACCTTGATATGTTCTACTTCAAGGTTGCAAAGGCATATGGAGACTCATCAGGTAGACCAGTTGGTGATTACCCAACATTTGATGACTTTGAACCCAACGTAGATGAATTTAGAATCGTTGGAGACTTACAGTCAGACCCAGTTGGTGTCACATCTATCAGAGCTGGTGATGGTAATACTCCGACTGCAACAATTACAGTCAATACTAACAAAGTACATGGATTATTCAAGGATACTCCTGTCTTAATTGCTGGTATTACAACTGCAATCACATCATACAATGGTTCATTCCTTGTTGATGAAATAGTAAGTCCTACCCAGTTTACTTTCCAGACATCAAACGTGCCTGGAAATGCACTCCCAACTGCACAGGAAATACAGAACTCTAGTGTTATTGTAGAATCAGACACAGTTGGTTCAGCTTCTCCATATATCTTTAACGTATCACTCCGTTCAGTGTTTGGTATGAATGGATTAGACTGTGACGGAGACAAGGCAACTGGTTTCAAATCTATGGTTTGCGCTCAGTTTACTGGTATCTCTATCCAAAAAGATGACAATGCCTTC